TGCACGCTCCGCGACGGGAGCCCCCATGGCGCCTGGTGCAAGCTCTGCTACCGGTGCACGCTTGGCGACAGGTGCACGCTCGGCGACTGGTGCAAGCTCGGCGACAGGTGCACGCTCGGCGACGAGTGCACGCTCGGCGACGAGTGCACGCTCGGCGACGAGTGCACGCTCGGCGACGAGTGCACGCTCGGCGACGAGTGCACTGCCGCGTACTGCTGCAAGCTCGGCAACAGGTGCACGCTCGGCGACGGGTGCACGCTCGGCGACGGGTGCAAGCTCGGCGACGGGTGCAAGCTCGGCGACGGGTGCAGCGAACCTCAAGACTTGGGGGTAGTTACGGGGTATCGTGTCTGCCTTGCACAAGTATCGGGGGTGGCACACCTGGGGTCCGGGTGCCAGTGGCTCACCTTGGCTGTGGCGGACGCCAGTGACTGGACGGCGGGAGTCGAACGTAAAGCAGTAGTCGCCTACGCAGCGACACTGGCGGCACTACGCGGCTGGAGTGTGAAATGAGCAAACTACCTCAAGGCCCTGTTGTGATTCATGCGGATGAACTCGGCAAAGCGGCTCGCAAGGTGCTGCAAAAGTCCGCCATTGTGGAGATTGCGTTTGACTTGCTGCGTGATGCCAGCCTAGGATATCCGCTCAAGGCACATAACGGAACAGTCACAGAGTGGTGGGGACAACCCACGCTCGACGCGTGGGTCATCAAACACCGGTTACGCCCATTGCCCGTGACTGTGAACCGCGGGTCCGTCACTTTCTTTTCAACCTAAAACGCTGTCACGCGCGAGGGGCGGCCTTGAGCGTAAGACCCCAAACCGGAAAGGACCCCATGACACCTGCTCAATTGGGCAAGATCGCAAGCCGGGCACTTCAATCGCACCCCACTGTGGATATCCCGTTTGATGTGTTGAAAAGTGCCGGATTAGGATATCCCGCCACAATCCACAATGGCCGGGTTTTGGAGTGGTGGGCGCAAGACAAGCTGGATGCGTGGTGCACGACGCATCGCATACGTGTGTTGCCCATTCACTTCGCCAAGGGTTGCGTCGTTTTCTCTCGGGAGTTTTGACCATGGATGCCCCACGTAATGCGCTGGCCCGCAAAGATTACTCAGCCTGTGCCATCACGATTCGTTCCCTGTGGCGCTTTCGTCACTTCTCTTTGCCGCGGACCCGCAAGGATATCCGGGACGAAATTCGATGGTTCATCATGTGCGCCAAGCGCGCAAAACAAGTCTTGAGGAGCACCGCATCATGAAATACTCATGCGTTTCGCAAGGTGCCGGGCAAACCGTGCACCTACTCCTTAACGACCTATTGGTGGGGCCAACCACCCCCAACACTCTTTGTGGTGTAGAACCCGCTGGGTGGTGGCGGGTCGAACGAGCTAGGACGGCAAGCTGCGACCACTGTTTGATATCCGCTATGGTCTTGAATTTCCCCACTCAAGGGCAGATGTCATGAGCGTACAGGGATGTGTTGTGTGTCGCGAGGCAGCCGGGACCCAAGGCCCTTGGCCAAAATGGGGTGGGTGGCACCGTGCGAACCCTTGACGTCACCCAGCTTGAAGAAGCTGGAGAGGATGCCTCGTGCATCCGTCGATTCCTCGAAACCCACGGTCCTACGGCGGTGGTCACACTGGCGTGGGCCGGGCAGTATGCAGAGCACCTGCATTGGTCCCGGCTGGCCGAACGGCTCTTGAGCAAACCAGGGCTTCGGCAGTACGATGCAGAGAAGGCCTTGGCGTGCCTGCTGTACCTCCGGCCGGCAGCCGGCCCCGTTGATTCAAAATCGTTCAATCAACACGTCGCGCTGTCGTTTACGGCGCTGTTCCTCGCAGAAGGAGCGTAGATGCAACCCTTATTTATCGGCGGCCCAGCCCACTGGCACCCGGTCCCGCTTAAACACCGGCAACACCCGATTGGCTACGTTCTTGCGGTTAACGTGTCGGAATTCACTAACGATCCGGTGTTGCGCGCCAACGGTTGCACTACGTGGCCGATTCACGACCGGGCGAAGCCGCAACCAGGTGACCCGTACCGATATCGCGTCACGGTGCAGGCGTTCTACCGGTTGGAACTCACGACAGACCCCAACAGCGTCATACGCACGCCCCATTTCATTTTCCAAGGCCTGACCGACGCGCAGGCAGCTCAAATTCTGCGCGAGGGAATCCGCACCACATGCGAGGATGCGCCATGATTCGCTTTCGAATCGCGCTCGCCGTGGTGGGGTTCCTGGCCTTCGTGGCAATGCTGGTTGCGGAGGCTTCCCAATGGCTCGCGATGTGATTGCCGATGCACGTACCCTGGTGCGGAGGGATCCCGGGTTCGCTATTTGGATCCTGGTCTCTACCCTGCATTTCCCACTCAATCGCGCCATTCGGTGGGCGAGAAAGGTAAGACGATGAACCCGATCGGCACGTTGGGCCAAGCGATGTTGGCTCAACAGGACACGCGCGAAGTCACGGCCCACGTCACGCAGGCGATCGATGCTCGCCTAGAACCCGGCACCTGGAAACTGCGCGAATTGATCAAGGGGCTTCGTTTGGTACGGGATCCCGGATATCCCGACCCGGCAAACCTCGCGGGGGTGTGGAAGCTGGACGGCACCAAACTCATCGAAGTCACCCCCCGAGAAAGTCACAGGCACCCGATCAGTGGGCACCTCGTGACTCGTCGCGGGTACAAGTCGTTTTAAGGTCCAGGCAGTTTGGGCAACTGCGCGGCCTGATAGTGCCGCGATATTTCTGCCGGGGATTGCAGGGCAAGCATCGGGTGGCCCTGGCGGATGAAAAGCTTCGGTTTCCCTCCGTCAGTCGCGATCACTTCCGGTACGCGCCCGTCCGGCAGGGCGGGGTGCCAGTCATAGCCCAGGTCCTGCATGATTTTGCGCCGGCTGTTCGGGGCAATGTTGCGCTTGATCCGTTCGAACAGCCGCCCCAGCGCGATTGAGCTGACCCAGCCCCCCGCAAAGCCCGGCTCATCACATTCGATCGACTCCAGGATGTGCTGCTCCACGGACCCTAGTGACGCCCCGATTGCTTCCTCCGTGCTGGACGTGTCCGGTGCGCGAAAGCCGCGAGCGGGGTCCAGGTCGGGCGGAATTGGGTAGGTCCAAAGCATTTCCGACACCACTGCAAAGCCGGGCGGCTGCCCCGCGTACCGGTTCCGACCCTTCAACCAGTCAAACATGTCAATCAGGTAAGCGGCGGTGCGCTGTTCTCGCACCTGCCGCTCAGTCTGTTGTGCCGTGAAGAAAGGGGCGATGCGTCGATCGTTGCGGGTCTTTCGTAAACCATCCTTGTGGTTACTGTTCAGGATGAAATTACCGCACACCTCGGTTGTCACTTGGTCAACCCGCTTCGCTTCTATTTCCAACGCATCCCCGGTGATCATCGGCTTGAGGTTCTCAAACACCTCCTCTTTCATCGCAGGGGTATAGATGTCTTCGACGCAATAGAGGGTGTGTCCGACCATCCAACTGTTAAATTGCGCAGTCAGCTTACTGGCGTGTGGCCAGTGTACGTACCTCTGCCCTATGGCTTCTGCCACGCATTTGGATAGGATAGTCTTGCCGTTCCCTTCAACACCTTGGATTAACGGGGCCCACTGAAACTTGATCCCCTGGCGCTGCACGCAGGCGGCCAAGTAGGCCAGTAGGATATCCCGATCCCGCGGCACGGGCAGGAGTCGCTCCAGAAGCCGCGTGAACGGGCTGTAATCACCGGCTATCCTAGGCACCTGCAGCGGCCACCACGTGTTGGCGGCTACCACGCCGTCCGGCAGGGTGATGAGGCTGCCTGGGGCTGCCAACGGACGGAAAACCGTTGTGTGTGCTCGGGGTGCCCGCAGCGCGTTTGACTGGATGAAAGCCTCCCAGGCGTCCCGGGTTACTTTCAGGTTCGCGGTGTCCAGGTTATAAATGGCGCCGCCGTACCAGGCTTTGAAGTTTTCGGGTTTCACGCATTGGCCACCCGGAATCAGCACTTGGTGCTGATCCGCGATGTAGATGCAACCCGTGAAGAGGGTCACCTGATGTTCTACCGACACGAACGCTGAACCCGTCACACGTGCCGGCACCGCCGAACCCGGCGCGGCATCCACACGGGTGACGCCAGTTGGCAAGTTAGGCTCTTTGTCTTGCAGCACCTCCTTCTGCATGCCACAGGCTTTGGGGATCGTCAGTCCACAAAGGTACGTGACGTGCCGGTCCCATTTCTCCCGGGCCAGTTTGGATTGCCGCATCAGGCGTTCGATGCGTGGTGCGTCGCAACCAGTCCAAAAGGCCAGGTGCTGGGCGAGCGCTGCGTCAGCGCTGTTCCGGTCCCAGGTGTCGCCAGATGGGCTGGGGTATGCACGGGCTAGGGTATCCTGCCGGGCTTCCCACAGGTCAGCGAAGGATGCGCCACCACCGAACGCGGCGCGCGCCGACGTTGACTGCAATGCGCGCCGCAACAGGTCTTCGTCATCTACGGGGCCGCGCCAGTCTTCCCGGGGTCCCAAAAAATCCCCGACGTTTTCCACCACCTTCGGGGCGAAACCGGGGATCCGCTGCACCAACTGCACCAGGGCAGCGTCGTGCCGCGTGGCTGCGTCCCCCGTTGCGTTCCAACCCGTCAGGGCAATGAATCGTTTGCGGTGATACAGCTCAATGCGGTAGTCCGCATCCTTCGTGCCGTGCGGGGGAGGGGTGCCTGTGCCGATGATGTGCAGGCCCTCCCCGGATTGGGACACCTCCACTGCGGCGCCCGGGAAGAGCGCGCACACCTGTTGCGCAAACGTGGTCCAGGTGCCGTCGGGTTGTAGCTGGTGATCCAGATCGACGAAAAAGAACGGGTCCGTGTCAGCCAGGACAAAGCCCACGCCGAACGACTTACCGGCAGCCGTGGCGATCGTCGCAGCGCGTTCGGCTGAAAGCCAGCAGGCGGGGTCATGAGCGTCATGCGGCCGTAAGGTGTGTGGGTGTACTGACACCTTGTCGGGTTTTGGGGTGGCAGTCACCAACTGCCACACGATGAACTGCTGGAACGCCTCTAAAGGAACCAACGGCGCGGGAAGCATCGGGTTTTACTTTCGTGTTCTCATGTTTGATGTGTTCTTCGCCCGGGTGACCACGACCCAGTGGTCAGGGCAGGCGCAGCTTTGGCACCAGCACTGGTGGTCGATGGTCTCGTCGTAGGTCAACACCACAGGTGTCACGGTCGCGGCTAGGGTGAAAGGGTCAGGAATTGCGTCATCGGCAGCACGTTGCGCGGCGGCCGTTCGGAATAACTGCTCCATCTCACGGTGCACCCATTGGCTGCGCGGTTTTGGCACACCCGGGATTCTGTGACTGAACATCCCATACCCACGTGACGTGGTGCCTGTCCACAGCCAGCACCTGGTTTCAAGCTGGTCTGAGGCTAGCGCGACGTTGGCAACGAGTCGGCAATACCGGTTCAGGTACCGAGCCACGGACTCACGCTGCTGCGGGGATGGATAGGTGGCCCTCTTCGATCGGTTGCGCGACCGTGGGGCCCGTTTCCCGCGTCAGAGCCAGGTACCACCAGGGTCCAATCTGCGCAACCAACATGGGCCCGGGGATGCGCTTAGTGTTGCGGATCCATCGAATCGTGCGCACCTCAATGCCGCACAACTGAGCCAGGGTCGAGAGGTTTAGCCGGGGGTCCAACAGCCGGCGCTTCAGTTCCAGGCCCAAAGCGTGGTCTTCGGTTTCGTGGGGGTATCTCATAGCGTGCCTTCTCCAGTTGCGAACCGCGCGTCCCCGCCGGCTGCTTGTACCAATTGAATGAATTTCAGTTGCGCGGGTTCTTCATCTCTGCCGGTGTAAACCCACCCGGGTTTCTTCATTTCTCGCGCTAGGAACTGACCTAGGATAGTACCCACATCGCGCTGTTCGATTCGCCTTTTACGCAAGCCGATGAAGTCGGACGACTTGAACACTTTGTTGACGGCCGAGCTGTCGTTGGCCAGCCCGAACCGCAGAAACGAACCATCTTGCATGTAGCCGGCGCCGCAGTTGTTGCGCCAGAGGTAGTGACCTAGCCGGGCAGCTTCGAGGCGGATGACGCTTGACACCCAGGCTTCGCTTTTGCCAGATTCGGCCGGCGCCGCAACGTGCCCAACCACCCCAGTGCGCGCCCGCAGGTCTTCCAAGGCCGCGTAGGGGATGCCCCACGTAAGCGCCCACTCATGCAGTACGTCAGACATTAAACAACTCCATCTGGTCTGGTTCCCAACGGTTACCCTTGCTGCAGTTCGAACGCCAAGGGATCACCCGCAGGTTCCAAGACACCGTTAAGCCGCACACGCGAGGATGCGTCAGCGGCACGATGTGGTCAAGGGTATGCAGCATACCGGTCATCCGGGTCATTGCGGCAGCCCAGGCCTTGAGCGCGTACAAGTCCCACCGATCAACCCAGGGCGGTGCGGACCGGACTACGGCTGCGATGTACTTACGCCGCTGGTGGTTTTGAATCCAGTGTGGGATATCCCCGACAATCACGCGTTTGCGGGACCGACCAACATAGTCAACCATACTCATATCCTAGCAATCCTTTTCGAGTTTCGAGGCGAACCACTGCACGATATACGCGAAGCCTTCGGTTTCTAGGATGTAATCCATCCCAACGTACAGCGCTACAGCTTGCGCGGCGTGAGTGGCTTCGTGGGCTATAACTGCGGTTCGGTCGCACGGCGGCGCCCACACTCCAGCCACGATGCGCAGGTCTGGTGCGTTTGACCAGCCGCAGGCGCCCAAAGCGCACGGATCGGCGCGGCGTGGAGGTGTCAGCACGATGGCGGCTTTCCTGTCGAACGCCGCCGCTGAACGAACGGTGTAGAACCAGCCGCAGGAATAGATTGGTATGTGGTATTTCACTAGGCTATCCTGGCAGTCAGTGTGGCGGCGTCAGCCGCGTTCAGGGTTTGGGCTGTCAGGACATCAATACCATACTGGTGAAAAAATCTGCGTTGTGCGGTGGATAAGTCATCACCTTCGATCATCCGCCAGCCACCCCACTGCGCCATCCGTTCGCGCAGGGCGCGCTGGGCCTCCTGCCGCTCCCAGTGGTGCTTGCGCATCGCGCCGAAAGCCGCAGGCCCCACCGCATGTGCCAGCCCGGGATTCGGTGCGCCGTCTATCCGGTCACGTTCTCCGAGTAGCGCTGTGATGAACTCTTGAGACAGCTCAGTCAAATCACCGTCTACCTCTTTGGGGGTGCTCCGGCCAGCCGGCTCCGGGTAAAAACCGCAGTATGGGCAGACTTTCAGTACCCGCTCATATGGCTGTATGCACTCCCGGCACACCGTCAGTGGGATGGCGTCCGTGGCACCAGAGCGCACCCCACGGGACTGGTTGTCGAGCGTCCACACCCTGGGGATGTTTGGAAGTTTGTGTTCCCGGACATTGCCGACGTGATCGATGATGATCGCGAATTCCTTGCCTTCTAGGATACGCACGGCCCGACCAAATTGCTGCAGGTACAGCGCGAGGCTTTTTGTGGGCCGTGCCATGCTCACGACTTCGATTGCTGGTAAATCGAAACCCTCACCGAACATGTCAACGTTGACCAGTTGCAGAATCTCGCGGCGCTCGAACCGGCGCAGGATAGCCGAGCGAAGCACCGTAGGTGTCTGGTATGTCACCACTTCGGCGGGCACCCCGCGATCGTTGAACGCTTGCGCGTACTTTTGGGCTTCCTCAATATCCACTGCGAAGGTGACACCCAGCTTGCCAGCCGCATATTTCAGGTAGCAGCGCACCACGTCGCCGACGATCTTCTTGCTTGCGCGTACCGCCGCGCGCAAGGGTTTGTCGGAGTATTCCCCGCTCGCACCAATCGGCACATTCTGCAGTTGGATATCCGAGGGCGGGCAGAAGACACGGTACCGCGATAGGTACCCCTCTGCAATAAGCTGGCTCATCGTGGGTCCGACAATCATGTGATCCATGACGCCGCACGCGTGACGCCCTAGACCTTTCCCGTCCGCACGTTGCGGTGTGGCCGTCACACCGAACCCGTATGCGTTCGGAAAGTGGCTGATAGCCCGGCCCCATTTGTTGTCGCGCAAGAGGTGGTGCGCTTCGTCCATCACCCACAGGCCTACGCGCCCAAACCACGGATCATCGCGGCTGTTGGCATCAAGTAGCATGTCAACGCCGATTACGCGGCACTGACTTTCAGGGTGGTGGAAGTGGTGGCCGAATCGGTCGATTTGAAGCGCTATGATGTCCCGCTGCACGGCCGGGGGTGCCCCCAAGGCATGTCGAATCCCGTTTTTGCACAAAGCTAGGCTGATTTGCGAAACCAGCTCGCGCCGGTGCGCCATCACGCAACATGCTCCACCATAGTTGCGCACGATGTCTGAGAAGATCACCGTTTTCCCAGACCCCGTGGGGGCCACAGCTAGGACGTTGCGACGCTTCTGCCAAGCCTCGTACGTCTGGCCAACAATCGATTTTTGGAAGGGATGCAGTACGATTGACATGGCCGGGATCCTATCCTAGGATGCGGCCACTTTGCAAAGGACCTTCTCGATGTTTCAGATCACTCTCGACTCCAACACCAGCCCTCGCGACCTGCGCGCCGCCGCACACTTGATTCAAGCGCTTCTGGGTGCACCCGCTGTGGTTGCGGAGCCGACCATCCCCGGTTTGGCTGCGGCAAAGCAGGCCCTCGCTGATTTCCCCCTGCCACCGCCTGTTCCTTTACCAGCGCCCCCGCCACAGGGGGGCTGGCAGGGGACCCCAGTGCAGTTCGGAGGTGCCGCTGCGCCTGCCCCTTTGCCGGCGCCTGCCCCGTCTTTTGCGGGTGTCGATCAATCGCTGACTGCCCCCGGGGGCTTGCCGGCGCCTGGGGCACCTGGACAGGCCGAGTGGTCCTTGAGTGTGCCCTCGTTCGCGCAAATGGGGGCTGCCCCCGCGGCTGCGCCCACACCGAGCCCTGCCGGGCCCGTTAAAGTGGACATTTCCGGGCTCCCTTGGGATGCCCGTATTCACAGCTCCAGCAAGATCGTTCTCGCCGACCTCCGCTGGAAGAAGAAGAAGAACCTGAACGACGCGGCCTACGTTGGCCGGATCGAAACGGAGCTGCGTAATTTGATGGCACAGCCGGTTCCCCCGGGCATGCCTGCACCTGTCCCTGTTGCACCACCCGCTCCAGTGCCTGCACCTGTCCCTGTTGCACCACCCGCTCCAGTGCCTGCACCTGTCCCTGTTGCACCACCCGCTCCAGTAGGCAGCCCGCAGAGCTACGAAGAACTGATTCCAGTCTTGACGGCGCAATTCCGGGACAACCCCGCCTTGATGGCCCGCTTGGCCCCTACCTTGGCTCACATGCAAATTCCGCAGTTGCCGATGTTGGCGCAACGGCCTGACCTGATCCCCGCCTTCTGGGCGATGCTGACCAGCGCATGAAGTGCCTTCCCGACGCGGAGGTGGCAGCCTTGAGGCTAGCCGCTGCCCGGTATTACAAGGTTCGGCACGTGTTCATGGAGCCCAGCGGGCCGGGGGTGGCCGAAGACCTGGGCCGCCGGCTTGACAACCTGGACCCCACCCCTGACAACTTCGACTGGTTCGTAGACCAGTTACCGGAGTCACCTCGATGAGCCAGCAAGGCCACGCGTTCTTGCCGCCCAGCGGGGCGGCAGCCTGGCGTCTCTGCGCGCTTTGGCCAACGATGAACCAGCAGTTTCCAGAGCTGGAACCGTCCGAGGCCAGCCAAGAAGGCACCGCCGCTCACTGGGTGTGGAAGCAGCTTTGGGATGGTGTCCCGGTACCTGCAGGCACCATTGCCCCGAATGGCGTTCGAGTGGATGAAGAAATGCTGGGTGCTGCCGAGCTGTTCTGCAGCACCATCCACACCCCTATGGCCGACCTGCGGCAAGCCACGTTGACCGAAGTGCACGTCACCGGAACCCGAATCCACCCCACGGCCAACGCAGGCACCCCGGACGTGTCGCGCTACAAACACCAACTTGAAGTGAAAGAATTCAAGTACGGTCACAAGCATGTGCCGGTCTTTGAAAACTGGCAGATGATCAACTATGCCGCACTGTTGATGGACCGACACGGCGTTGACGGCATTCGTGATCAAACGCTCGAAGTGGAACTGACCGTGGTGCAGCCACGCAATTATTCCGCGGAGGGCCCCGTACGAACATGGCTGGTACGAGCGGCGGACCTGCGGCCATACATCAACGATTTGCGCAACGCCGCTGACCGGGCCACGCAACCCAACCCAACAGCCACACCTGGGCCGGTGCAGTGTGAATACTGCCCCGGCCGGCATGCATGCCCCGCTGTCCAGAACACATCTTTTGCGGCTGTCGATTACAGCCAACAGCGTGCGTTGCCACTGCGCATGAGCCCCGAAGCCGTTGCGCGGGAGCTGTCCACACTGACGTGGCACGAAGACATGCTGCGCGCCCGAAAGTCAGGGCTCGAAGAACAGCTCAAGGCCGAAATCAAGGCTGGCCACCGCACGCCCGGGTGGCATCTGGAGGCGGGCTCTGGCCGGGAGGTGTGGCAGAAATCCTTAGAGGAGGTGCGTATCCTAGGCACCCTGTTCGGCGTCGAAATGCAGAAACCCGCATTGATCACGCCAACACAGGCCCGCGCCGCCGGTGTCCCGGATACCATCATCAGTTCGTACAGCGTGCGCCCGCCCGGCGCGTTGAAGCTGGTCCAAGACAACGAAGCCTTGGCTCGGCGCATTTTCGGAAAGAATTGAAACCATGGACAACCTGCAAGCCACCATCGACGCCAACGCCAAGCCGGGCGAGCCGCGCATCACCAGCGAACACTACTTCACGGCTGCCGAAGGTGTTCAAGGGGCCACCCCCTCCCTGGCAGAGCTTGATTACTTTCCAAGCGCCCTGGAACAGGTGACCTTCTGTGTGCTGGTTCTCAAAAATGGCTTCACGGTCACGGGGAAATCCGCCGTACTGTCAGCAGCCAATTTCAACGCCAAGATTGGCCGAGAAGTGGCCCGCCGCGATGCCATTCGGCAGGTGTGGCCGCTGTTGGGTTATGCCGAAGCAGAACGACTGCACGCTGAACACCGCGAGCACCAAGAGGCCGCATCGCGCCTGCACGGCTGACCCCACTTTCCGCGCAACCTAACTAGGACACCCTATGAGTGTAAATTTAAACAGCGGTAAGCCGCAGCAAGCCTCCCTGCTCTACGATGGCTTGCCGCGCCCAATCCCGACGCTTCAACCCCACCAGCAACGCGTCGTGGCTGAGAAAACCGAACTGGATGCCCGGTGTGAGAAGCTCGCGGCGTTCATCAACGGTGCAATTTTCCAGACCATGCCCGAGGCCGAGCGCACACGGCTGGAACGGCAACACACGTTGATGACCGAGCTTTCCGCGATACTCGGTGAGCGCATCGCCGCTTTCTAAACCTAGGATATCCGAGAAATGACAAAGATTCAGTTCACTTCACCAGTCGGGCGGCTCGTGATGGGAAACCTATACGACCCCCGCACCACCGCCTTCGACGGCTCGCCGCTCGTCTACAAGCACGGCGCCGAAGCGGGCAAACCCAGAGTCGAATATTTCATTGGCTTGGCCATCGCCAAGAACCCAGCGCACAATTTCCCGCTTGGTTGGGCAAACAGCGACTGGGGCAAAGCCCTGTGGACGGCTGGTCACGCGTTCATGTCATCCGCTGGGCAACTGCTGTCGTTCAAGTGGAAGGTGGATGACGGTGATGTGCCGAAGCAGGATGAACGCACCGGCGCAGTGATGTCAATTCGCGAAGGTCACGCTGGTTGCTGGATCCTGAAGCTGACGGGCAGTTTCGCGCCGAAGCTCTACAGCGGTGTTGGTGCGGCCGACCCCAAGAATCCGCCAGCTTTGCTGGAGAAGGGTGCGATCAACCTCGGGGACTACATCCAGGTCTTCGCCGACACCGAGGGTAATGGCGCGGTGGGTGCCCAAGCGGGCATCTACGTCAACCACCGCATGGTGTGCCTCGTGGGATATGGCAAACGCATCCTCGTGGGTCCCGACGTCGGTTCGGCCGGCTTCGGCGGCCAACCCCTGCCGTCCGGTGCCAGCTTGATTCCAATTGGCGGTTTCCAGCAGCAAGCGGCCCCCGGTGTGCCAACCCAGGCACCCCAGGCCCCCAGCATGCCACCCCAGGCACCCCCGGGCTACGGCATGCCACCCCAGGCCCCCAGCATGCCACCCCAGGCACCCCCGGGCTACGGCATGCCACCCGGTACGCCCCCGAACTACGCTTTTATCCAGCCCCCGGGAATGCCGGCGCCCGGGGCCGCTGGCCAACCGTCGGCGGGGTACCCGACGCCTCCGGCCATGCCTGCGTCACCTGTGGCACCCGGCTATCCGGTCGCGCCTACTGGTCCCCCTTTGGCACCGGGCTTACCTGTGGAGTCTGCGATGACATACCCTTCTAGCCCGCGCCCACCGGCGGCCCGTATGACCCCGGCGGCCACCGGCATCCCGTATGAAGCGTGGCGTGCGCAAAACTGGACCGACGAAATGCTGATCGCACAAGGCAAGATGCTCCCCGCCTGACGCAGCGCATGGTTCAATTCGTAATGGGGCTTTGCGGGCTCGTGGCGCTTTGGTTTGCCACGTGCCCGCACACGCACTTGCGTCGCTGGTCCCCCATCGCGGGGCTTCTCGGGCAACCAGCGTGGTTGTGGTTTGCCTGGAAAGCTGACGCGTGGGGTTTGTTCATTCTCTCGTGCGCCTACACCGCCGTCTATCTGCGTGACTGGCGCCGGTTCTGGACCCGATGATGCTCGCCGGCACACAGATCCCCGTCGGGCTGGGGGTGGCCACAGTGCTGCCCGACATGGATTTCGAGACGTACAGCGAAGCCGGGTTCGTGTGGGTACCGCCCGTGGAGTTGCCTGCCAGTTGGAAACAGGGCCGCGGTGGTCAGTGGTCTGTGAGCCCGGCGAAGACGCAGCTCGGGTCCTGGACCTGTTTGCCGAACGCCAGCCAACGGCGCAAAGGGCTCCCAATCGTAGGGGCGGCGGTCTATGCCACGCACCCCACGACCGAGGTGCTTTCCTTCGTCTACGACTTGCACGACGGTCGCGGCGCGCACTGGTGGCGCCCGGGTGTGCCCAACCCTCAGGAACTGTTCGACCACCTGAACCGCGGCGGATTGGTGGAGGCGCATCGCAGCTCTTTCGAGCACTGGATCTGGAACTACGTCTGTACGAAGCGCTACGGTTGGCCGTGGCTGGATGCGCAACAGCTCCGGTGCTCGGCATCGAAGGCGCGGGCCTACGCGCTCCCGGGGGCCCTTGACGAGCTGGGCCGCGTGCTACAGCTCAAGCACCAGAAGGACCCCGCGGGGAAAGCACTTCTCGACAAATTCAGCATGCCGCGCAACCCGACGGCCACAGACCCCAGGACCCGGATACTGCCGGAAACCGACGCTGACGGGCACGCGCTCTACGCCTACAACGTCCGGGATATCGTCGCGGAAAACGAAGCCAGCACCCGGATACCCGATCTGTCGCCGTCTGAGCTGGAATACTGGCTGGTTGAACAACGAATCAACCACCGCGGTGTGGCCATCGACACCAAGGCGCTGGCCGACTGCATTCGCATCGTAGAGCTGGCGCTTGCTCGGTATAACGACGAACTGCGCACCATCACGGGTGGGATATCCGTCACTGAAACGCAGAAGCTTACCGGTTGGCTGGCGGCCCGCGGGTTCTTCATCGAATCGATGAAAGCCGATTCGGTCGAAGACGCCTTGGAAGATTTGCGCAAACGCGGCGTTCCCGGAACTGACCCGGTGCACCGGGTGTTGGTCATTCGAGCCCTGACAGCTAGTGCCAGCGTAAAGAAAGTTTACGCCATCAAGCACCAGCTCAGCCCCTGGGGTCGGCTGCACGACCTGTTCAACTACTACGGCGCCCGAACTGGCCGGGAAAGCGGCAACGACGCCCAGCCGCAAAGCTTGACAAAGCATGGGCCGCCTGTGCGGGAGTGTTCGCGCTGCAAGCACTACTATGGTGCTCGGCTGCATGATGTGTGCGCGTGGTGTGGTGCCACCGATGTCGGCACCACGCGGGAGTGGGGCATCGAAGCCGCCTTGGATGCCTTGGCTGTCATCGCAACGGGCTCCCTGGCTGAAGTCGAACGGGTGTTCGTTGAAGCGCTGGCCACAGTTGCCGGATGCCTTCGCCCACTCTTTGTGGCCGCACCCGGGCTGCGCTTCATCAGCTCTGACTACTCGTCCATCGAAGGCGTGGTCATCGCCATGCTAGCTGGCGAAACCTGGCGACAAGAGGTGTTCCGCACAGGCGGCCAAATCTACATTGAGTCGGCCTCGCGTGCGTTTCACGTGTCCGTCGCGGAAATGCTGCGCCACAAGGAGGAAACTGGTATCCACCACCCGCTGCGCGACAAGGGCAAGCGGATGGAATTGGGCCTGGGGTTTGGTGGCTGGATCGGCGCACTTCGCAGCCCCCAGATTGACTACCCCGGTACAGATGACGAGCTGAAAGCAGCCGTCCTGGCCTGGCGCGCCGCAAACCTGGCGATCGTGGAGTTTTGGGGTGGCCAGGGGCGCTTCTACTACGGCTGGAAGCCGGAGCTGTTCGGGCTGGAAGGGGTGGCCGTCCTGGCCGTCTCGAACCCCGGCACACCTTATCGGTATCGGGATATCACCTTTGTGGTCCGAGACGATGTGCTGTTCTGCACACTGCCCTCTGGCCGCTCACTTTGCTACCACCGCCCGCGACTGGAGCCCCACAGCAAGCCCAACCGGCGCGGTGTGGCCATCACCTACGAAGGTTGGAACAGCAACCCAAAAGAGTACGCGCTCGGTTGGGTGCGGATGGAAATCTACGGCGGCAAGTTTGCGGAGAACATCGTTCAGGCCGTCGCCCGGGATATCCTAGTCCACGCCATTGTCAATTTGGAGAAGGCCAGCTATGCTGTTGTCCTCCACCTGCACGACGAAATCGTGGTGGAAGTTAGCGCCACGTTTGGTTCGTTGGAAGAGGTAGAACAGATCATGGGCAAGCTACCGTGGTGGGCGTGTGGCTGGCCAATCTTCGCCAAGGGTGGATGGATTCACGTTCGGTTCCAGAAAAAATGACCAACGATCACAGCTTCTGGCCCGACCTCGGCACCCCCGGCCTCTGCCAACTGAATGGTCGGGAGGTGTTCTGGACGGGGCGAGTCGCTATCGGGCTCCGTTTTGAGGCGCCCACACCTCAGTGCACGGATACCCTACCCGTGATGTTGTCTCTGTTACTTTACGAACTGGAAGAACTACTGCATGTCTAAAGAACGTTTGAGCCACCTCGCCGGCCGGCTGGCGCGTCTGGCTGCCCTTCCGAACGATCTGCTCGACAACCTGGGTGAGTTGACCGCGGTGACATCTGACCTGGCCTGCATGTCGCTCACGCCGATCAACGTGCCTGACGAGCCCCGCCGGCAAACGATGTTCGACGACCCCGTGCTGGCTGTCCAAATCGCAGCGGTGCTGACCGTGCGGCTGGGGGGCGCAATCAGCATCACTCAAGCCGACTTGAACAGCTTGGACCAGTTCAGCGCTGAGGAGAGTTTCAGCGCTGACACGGAAACCTTCACGTTGACGGTCACACCGAAGGAGCCCGCCGTATGAGCGCCGATAAAACCCAAATGAACCCGTGGCAGGTGTGCTTGGATCCCAAGACGCTGCGCCCCACCGGTAAGACCCTGGAAGAGTTGGGCGAGCTGGTTGCGGTCCTGGCCCGCGTGATCATCCAGGGGGTAGACGAAGTGGACCCGGGGTCCGGCAGAACCAACCGGGTCCGGCTGGAAGACGAGCTGGCAGATGTGCTAGCCCAGTGCTGCCGGCTGATCGAAACCCTAGGTTTGAACCGGGGGACCATCATGACTCGGGTTGCGGAGAAAGACCGCCAAATGGCGGAATGGGACTCACTGTACCCGCTGAGGTACCCCGATTGACGGCGGATCTCGTAGGCTGCGCTGGGGGCTGCGGCAGGTTGGTTAAACCAGAAGACTTGGACAACAGCGGCTGGACCTTCTTGCCTATTACTGGCCGGCGTAGGTGTGGGGAGTGCGACAGAGCGCTTGCACGCGTCGCCAATACCGCCGGTAGCCCGCCCCGCAACGAACCCGACAAGCTGCCGCCAACATCCATCGGCGCGTTGAAAAAGCTGCCGGAACCACTTCAACTACACGAAAAGGTCAAACCGTGACCAACACTGTTCGTAAATTCGCCCTGATATCCCACTGCGGCCGATACCGCTACTCCCTGATGCGCATCTGGGACCCTACCGGGGGCGTTGTGACGTTCATCGGGCTGAACCCGAGCACCGCCGACGCTGTGCAAGACGATGCCACGATCCGGGTGTGCGTGGCCTACGCGCGCCGCTGGGGCTTCGGTGGGATCTGCATGCTGAATCTGTTTGCGTTCAGGGCGCGCAAACCCAAAGACATGCTGGCGGCCGAAGATCCGGTCGGACCGGAGAACGATTACCACATCGAATACCTAGCCGCCAGATCCACTGAAGTCATTGCCGCATGGGGCGCGCACGGCAAGCACCTGGCGCGTGAAGCTGCCGTTGTGAGCCTACTCGGCCGGCAACTGAAGTGCCTGTCGTCCAACAAGGACGGGTCACCACACCACCCCCTCTACCTGCCGGCAAACCTGGAGCCGAAGCTGTGGGTGCCGACGTAGCTGGGGCGCTTGAAGGGTTGCTGTTCGTGCGTCAGTTGCTCCTGGATGGCGGCCCAGGTCTTCTGCACGAAGTGCACGCTTCGATATTCGAGGGCTTCACACACTCTGAAGCGTGCGAACTGAGGTTCACGTGCGGCCTGCTTCTCGCCGGGCCTTACCACCTCAGCGAAACGCTGTTTGTCAGACTGCTGCCGGAGGTGTCCCTAGGGATCGCCTGAGCTGTTCGTTTTGCAGCTCCAAACGGTGCCGTTCCAGCCGGCCCGACTTCCAGTGGTTGTATGCCAGCACGAGGGACAGCAGGCCGCCCGCTGCTGTTCCCAACGCCGTAAGCCAGGGCTGCAGAATCTGCAGCCAGCCCACGAACGTTGACATGAAAGTGGCGGCCACCACCGTGACGCTGGCTTTCACCCCCGAAATGTGCTCCATAAACTCTCGCTTCCTCATAGCAAAGCCCGAACAATCCACATTGTGGGCATATTGACTGGGCGCGTCTCGTCCGCGTCACCGGTGGACCCAGTATTTACGGTGGTAACGCCTTCAACGAACGGGCCTGACCCGCCAGACCCTGACCCGTTCGGTGTGGCTTGCACGGTGTGGACGTGTGCCTTGAACACGTCGTCCTGCACGGTTGTAAAGTCTCGCCCCGAACCTTCTGGGTCAACGTCTTCGGTGGGGTCGTAGCCCCGTAGAAACATCCCTTGCCAAGCGGGCACATTGAAGGTAGTGGTTCCATCCCCCACACCGAATGTTGTCCCCCACAGGGTGAACAGCGCGGGGAAATCCTCCCGACTCACAGCCTGCCCGTTCACGGCCAGGTACCTGTCGGGCACTGTGGTTGTCACCCAGGCCCGGATGGAACCTACCGGCTCTTGCCCCGCCGTCAACGTCACCACCGCGGCGGCTACCGCGGCTGCGATGGCGTCTTCCATCTGGCCAAGCGTCGGCGGCTGCAGCTCGGCCTCTGCCGGCCCGGCCAGCTCGAACAGCCCTTCCATGGCCACATCTCCGGCCAGTGGTAGAAAAGTGGCGTCCGCTGCGGGTGGGATAGCGCTGACGTTCGTCCACTCGTGGATGGGGGCGTCATCGGGGTCCAGTAGGGTGAAGTCGTAGGACCCGGTTTCTTCGAGGAAAAATCCAACTGGGATACGCCCCTGCTCGTCCAGTATGATCGGGTGTTCGTGGGCAGACACCTCGTCAATGTCTTGGAAAGTACCCTTCGGGGTGTTTGTCCCGGAGACGAAGGCATACAGCTTGAAGTCAACGCAGGGTTGGCCGTCGTGGCTGAATTGGTGGTTGAAACCTGGGCTTTGGCCGGCCATGAAGATATCCTAGTGATTGAGTATCAAATCGCCAGAGCGGTAGTGCTTATTCTGCTGGCGTTCGTTGTTGGGTTCGTCAGTCGGTTGCCCCGGGCAAGACAGGCACGGCGCGGTACCCCAGGGAAAGTGCGTTGCTCGCCGAAGCGCCCAGCGGTTGCTGACCTGCCAGGAACGATTCCAGCCCCCGTGCTGTGCGATCTGGGTCCGACAGTACGGCTGCCAGTTCCGCAACTCGCTGACGCCTCGCCGCGTCCCGCAGCGCCAGAAGCGTTGGGCCACTGATAGTAGAACCGAAGCCAAACGGCAACCGTTGGGCCACGGCGCCAAGTAGCGGGTTTTCGAGCAGACCGTTCCCCTGCATGGCGGCCTGCAACTGCGCCGTGTTCGAACCAGCCACACGGCCTGCGCTGTGGGTTGCAGCCGCCCGGTCCAGGTCCGCTTGGATCGCTTGCAGCGTGGCCATCTGCTGAGGGTCCATGATTTCACGCAGCGCAGGCAGCCTGTTTTCCAACCAGTTGGAATAGGCCCGTTGCGTCAGATCGCCACCGGCGTTCACACCGGCACCCGCTTCGGTCAGTGCCAATCCGCGCAGTTGGTCCATCATGTGTGGGTTGTCATCCACCAGCGTTCGGTATGACTGGACGTCACCAACCTGGCCTGGGGTGGCGTTCCAGAACAAACCTGGGATTTCCCCGCCGCGGGCACGCGTTAGGTTCGATTCGTCCCGCTCAAACAACTCCCGTTGCGGTCCGGTCCTGAATCGCTCGTTTCGGGCTTGAGAAGCTGCACGGGCATCCGTCCACCGCGCCAACATTTCAGGGGTGAACACCTCGCCCGGCCTGAGGTTCCCCGCGGCGGCGTCCGCTACCCGGGCGTCAATCTGCGCCTGCATGCCTTCCAGCGCAGCGGCTTCCCGTGCCGTGCGCGGGTCCCGGCGCAGGTCTCGCGCCAATGCGCCGAGTGAACTGCGCAAGTCCTGCATCTCACGCCAGCCCACCAACTGTTGGCCAACCTGGCCAGGTGTGGTCACTTCTTCCGTGTGGTAGATGCCGCGGGCATTTTGCACCCGTGCCGTCGATGTCGTGGCGGGGCCGCGCGTCAGGTCCGCCGCCGTGCCGATCGCAGCTCGCGCGTCAGCGCCCGCGCCCACCACCCCGGGGCCCAGGAACTGCGACAGGGCGTTTTCCATGTCGCCCAATGGCAGTTCAATGGCGGCAGGCTGTTGCGGGCCCATCGGGCCAACCGGCGGCACATCTACGTTTTGGAACATGTCGCTCACCTGCGCGCCAATGCGCCGGTCCTCCGGCAAAATTCGCCGTTCCAGCTCGCGGCCCAGGTCTTCGCGCACCTGCGCCACGTTGTCGCCCCGGCCGCCCAGGCCGGCCAACGTCTGCATGCGGACGGCTGCGTTTGCCTCCGCCTGATCAAACAACTCTCGACCGCCGCCAGCTTGAACAGCGCGCACCAGGTTGGCCAACCCGTTGTCACCGGTGGCTTCCGCAGCGTTCGGCAAGGAACCGGGCAAGAACTGTTGGCCACCGCCGCGTAGGTGCTGCAACAGCGCGTTGACCGCCGCGGGGTCATCCGGCAGCACCGCTGCGATACCGGGCGCCACGCGGCGTTCCATAGACTGGAAGGGACCCGCCACCACACTGGCCAGCCCGGCACCCAGCGCACCTGCGCCGCGCAGCGCCGAGGGTAGTGCAGCGCCGATCGCGCCGCCGGCCAACGCCGCGTTTGGGTCGGCAAGGCCGGCCGCCGCCGCACCCCCGATCGCACCGCCCACCGATCGAATGCCCTGTTCCCCAACGCGAGCTGCCCAACCCATGGCCGGCGCGGCTTGACCCACAGGCCGCAACGCAAAGCCACCGGTGGCCAGCGCTTGCGCCAGCAACGGCAGGCCGGCCCGGGTGGCTACACGGCCCAACGCCGGCCCAACGCCACCCGTTCCAGCCACCTCGGAGGCCAGCTCACCTCCGCGGAACGGCAGGGATCCCGGGTCAGCGCCAAACTCATTGGCGAGCGTCGCCTTGACCGCGCCCCGCCGGTTTGGCAGCCCAATGAAGCTGTTTTCGATGCCCCGAGCCCGCGCCCCTTCGTCGATGGGGATCATCAAGGTGCTGCCGATGTTGGCCGCCCCCTGGACCGCGCCCGCTGCGGTGTCCCCGATGCTCTGCTGCAGCGAGCGCCGTTCAGCTTGCGTTGCGTGACTGGGCAGCGGGGCGCTTTGTTGCCCTGGGTAGCTCTGCTCACGCGGCAACGCGGCAAAAGCGCGTTCGGCCGCCGCACGCAACTGCTCAGGAGGAGCGTCCGCCGGGCCACGGATAGTGAACTCGCGACCGTCAGGCCCGCGGATGGTGTAGTCCTTGTCAGCCATGGGGGCTCACTTCGGCACGAACGAGAAGCCGCCACCCAAATCAACCATCGTACTGGTCATGGGGGTTGCATTGGGCGCCCGAGACGGCAACAGCGGCGTGGCTCGGGTGTTGGACACCTGGTCCGTGCCGGGCATCTTCGGGGCGCTCCGGCCAACATACCGCCCCTGAATGGTCCTGACGGTTTGAAGGGCGGCTTGTTTTTGCGGCACAGGGACACTGGGATCGGAAAGCCGGCCCACGGCCTGTTCATACACCTTCCGGTCGGCGTCCGATTGTGGGCCTTCCATCCGCTCGGTCAAAGCCAACATCTTGCCTTGGATGACGCGCAACGACGCGATAGCGTCGGCTCCAGAAGGAGACGCACCGAACAGCCCCGCCGCCCAGTCCACTCCAGCGCCGATTCCACTCCCGGTAGCCTCTCTCAAGAGTGGTTCTGCTTCAGCGGCTAAAGTGGCCATGTCCCCTGCATCCCGGGCTTTCTGGGCCAGGGCTTGGCCTCGCTTGCCCAACACGTTCGCCCCGCCCGCGTCCACCACGGGGTGGCTGACCCCGGTATCCAGGTTCGCCGTCCGAAACCCTTCGGGTCCTTCAAACAACTGCATGCGCGGCGCTTTCTCGTGCCCGGCCCGCGTGGCCGCCGCGTTCACCTCCAACGCACGCAGCCGCTCCAACTCCAATTGGTGTCGATTTTGGTTGGCCAGGGTGGCATCTGCCCGAACGTTGTCCTGCACCTTGTCCGGGCCCATCACCAGCGCGTCACGCCACTGCGCCAACTGAACCGGGTCCTTTGGAATCGACCGCATGAGTTTTGAGGCGTCCTGCATCGAGTAGACGCCGCCCACCACGCCGTCAGCCAGGTGCTGTCGTACGGATTCAGGGTCGTTGATCCCGTTCAGGCCTTGCATCAGGAACTGCCTCTTTCCCGCCGCGGTTCTTTGATCTTCCTGGGCTGCGCTGGCTGCGTCACGCCGTCGGGTAGATTGTTTGCCGCGCAGGTTCTCGGCCTGTGTGATGTACCCAGCCTGCTGATAGGCCCCCGGCAACTGATCCTCCGGGGTGTTGCCTAGGCCGCTCTCAAACGTCATCAGCGCGTTCTCTCGCGACATCCGGTCTCGCTGTTCCTGCATGGACAGCGCGTTCATTTCATGCCGTTGCTGGGCGCCGCGCAGGTTCGCGAAGTCCCCTGCGTAATCCAAGAAAGACCGCGGTTGCGGGATCGCGTTCCAGATCGAAGGGTCGAATCCGGCCATAACTCACCTCACCTCACCAGTTGCTTGCGAAACATCATCAGGGCGTTGTGGCCAGCCGCCGGGCTGCCACCCCCAAGGGCGGCCACCTCAGGCGCCGTGAACACGTGTTCGTTGGGCGTCAGCCAAGCCGGCTCGGTATCCACACCGCTCGGAGGCCCGGTCACCCGGCCGCCTTGCAAGTAGTTTTTCCGCTGGACAGGCCCGCCGCGGTTGTACGCCCCAGCATCCTTGAGCACCTTTTCCGTCTGCAGGTCTCGCATCGTTCGGTATTTGGGCCGCGCAGCCTGCGCGGCCGGGGCGCTGGCGGCTGCATCCAGGGCCTGCAGGATCGCTTCCCGGCTCATGGCGCCGCCGGCTGCCTGTCCGGGCAACGGCGTGCGCATGCCGACTTTCGGCACCATTCGGCCGGCACCGTCATCCACCATCACCGGGCCGCCGTTGTTGTAAAACCCGTTGCTACTGCCCGGCTGGTACTGCCCGGCCATGGTGGGTGCCTTCATCGGCACGCTGCCACCACCACCACCACCACCACCACCACCCCCGCCACCCTGGTTGCCGAAAAGGTCCATCAGGCTACCGCCGAACATGCCTAACGCATTCTGGCTGGCCCGGCCATCGGCCAGGTTGGCAGCCGCCGCGGTGTTGCCGTAGCCGGTGAGGTATCCGCCCGTCATGTCGGCGTAGTGCTGGTCCGCCGCGTTCTGCCTGCCAACGGAACGCTCGCCGAAGCCTGCGGTGGTGGTGGCCCGGCCGAAGCGGGCGTTCGTGTCGGTCTGGTTGCGATTGAACGCGTCATTGAAGAACCGGTTCGCGTTGCCGCTGTTGAACGTGGTCAAGTCCTTGAGCGCCTGCCCACTGTAAAGCCCGCCGCGCGCTGCGTTCGTGCCCTCAATACCCCGAACACCTTCGCGCTGCGCGAACTGATATCCGGGATCTGAGTACACATCGTTCGCCGTGGTGGGGCGGTAGTTGAATCGGGATAGCGCGTTCAACCCTTGCGCGCCAACATCGCCGTAAGGCTGTTCACGACCCAGGATAGCCCCTCGGGCTTGCGACTGCCCGGCGATGGCCTCGCGCTTGGCTTGTTCCAGTTGTTCTTGAGCCCGGCGTCGCGACCGCGACCCAGATAGCCCACTGACCAACCCCAGCGCACCACCCGCCAGGGCGCCCCAGGGGCCGCCGACGGAAAACCCCGTGGCGGCCCCAGAACCCACACTGCCCAACACTTCACCATCGACCGCCATGTTTCTCTCCTAGTTACGCCAAGTTTACCCGGGCGGGAGGCAGCCTCGGGGCGATCAACGCGAGTTGCACGTCAATGACAGCTACTTGGTCCTGAATTTCCTGTCGGCGTGCGATTACGGTTGCGTTTGTCAACGTCAGAAACTCATCCTGCAGTCTCTTTTTGTATTCACGCAATCGTTGTGTTTGCTCAACAGCGATGATCTGGTCGGCAGTGGCCATAGTTAACTCGGTTCGAAGATTGAATATACGAATGTGGATGTTTCTAGAACGCTGGTGCTTGTTATCGTGAATGAGGTTCCGGCAGCCTTCGCATAGCTGATGTGCCCCAGTGTTCCACCAGGGGTTTCTCTAGTAAGCTGAATACGGCTGTTAGCGGTAACTGAGGTGTTGTTTACAACAAGAGTGCCAGCCACGAGATTACCGGTCAGCCCCTGCTTGCAGTTAGACCCTTCTTTGATAGAAAGCCCTGTGCCGGCTGTCGGTATAGATACTCCTGAACTACTAAACAAGGCCCTATTTACAGCATTTGTGGAGATGTAGCACTGGTTCGATCCAGGGACTATTCCAAACGTCTCTTCTCCTGCGTTTCCTGTCACGGCTATCTGCGTCGAGTCGGAGTACAACCCTCCAGGCGTGCCGCCTGTAACTTTAATGATGAAACCGGCTGCCCCGACCACCCTAAGTGGAGCGCCGTCTGCGTTCGTCGTACCAATCGCAACTTTACCGGTACTGTCTACTCTCGCAAATTCAGTGCCGTTTGTAGTCAGCCCAAGAGTATTCGCTGCAGGTAGATACACCCCGTTGGCAGGTACGGAAGACCCGGTAGGTATTAACGCCGCCGCCGACAAACTACCAGAAGCTACGCAAGTGCCGCCCTGGTTGAACTGGAACATTGACCCTGCCGCGGAGGCTGTCCCGAAATGCACGCCAAGCGTGTCAAGCCCACCGACACCGGATGATCCTTGGAAATAGCTCATGCCGAAGGCATCAGCATTTGCGAATCGCCATATCGGGTTTCTGACATTCGACGCGAATGTAGTGCTTGAGAAACCAGACGCCCCTGCCGCGGCAACGCCTGCAGTTGATACGAGACCAGCAACAGAAACGCTATTGCTGAAGGCGTGAGTGCCGCTCCACGTTGGTGAGATGCCCTGTGACAGCGCCGGAGCACCATCCGACCGCATGAACGTCGTGGCCGACCCGTTCACTGCCGTCAGGCCGACACTCGCTGATGGGTTCGCCGCCACTGGCAGTTGTGCAGTCGTGGCCAGCGTGCCGGAAGTCGGGAACGTCACGGCCGTGGTGCCGGTCATCGTGAACGTGCTGGCGAACGCGCCGGAGATGGTGATGGTGCTTGCGGCGTTGTTTGCGATACCGGTACCGCCGAAGTTGGCTGCCACCGCCGTGCCTTGCCAAACCCCCGTACCAATCGTTCCGAGCGTAGTAATGCTGGCTTGCCCGACGTAGGTGGCCGCGATGTCAACAACTGGATTGCCCGAAACGCCATCCCCGTTCGTCAAGGTGATCCGCGTAGCGGTACCTGTGATGGTCCTCTGTGCCCAGGTATCCGCAGATGTCCGTACGGCAATCCCAGTGCCGCTCAAACCCTCCACCGCCGACAGGTCATTCGCCAGAGCAAACGTCAGCGTCAACTGACCGACAGAAGGGCCAGTTTCTTGAGTAACTAAAAGACCCTCGGCCGGGTTTTCGAGTATCAAGTTTTGTACTGCAAACGCCCAAGTTTCATCCCCGCGCCAGAAAGAATTCGAGCTGGCCCCTGTGCCGCCATTCAGCCGGCTGGGTGGGAGGTTTCCCGCCACGTCCTGATCCAGGCGTACCGGCCCGTACGTCGGCGCACCCGTGGGATTCCCGTGGAGCACCTGTTGTGGTGACCCCCGGGAGCCGATAGTTCGAAGCGTGTTGACGTTGGAGCTGGTCATCACCAGTTGGTTTGGTTGCATCCCAGCGACCGGCGCACTAGCCTCTCCATTCGACGCGTCTAACCCTTGAAAAAACGCACGCCACTCGGGCTTGACCAAGCCGGTTTCGACATCCACAAGCGGCACGTTCCAGAGGTTTGGTTTCGGCATTTCATCTAACCCCAAAGTCCATCGTTACGGGGTTGAATGGCGCGTCGTCCGTCATCCTCAGTTCGAATACCCGTCCGTTCAACCCATCCGCAGCCCCCAACTGGTTGAACTCGACTGCAGTGCGGTACTTGCCCCGGGCACCGACGGAAACCCGTTGCCAGCCGGACCAACCATCTTGTGGGTCGTCTTTCCAGCGAAGCATGGCCACCCCTCCCGTGGCGCGCTCACACACCAACTGGGCTTTGGGGTAGTGCGCCATACGGCCCTGATCCTGACCCATGGCTGGGCAAATTCGGGTGCGCACCAGTGGGTCACCGGCGAGGCTGTGCGCGTCGTGGTCAGCGTAGTACAGCCGCCCCTCTCGGTCACCGAAGTAATTTCGGCCGTAGGCAAATGCATGACACCGGGCCCGCCAGCGGGTGAATCTGCCGTTTCTTAGTTCAGCAATTTCTGTCCACTGCCGCGTCGTAGCGTTGAATACCTGCGTGGCGTCAAGTCCGGGAACCTGCAGTGCGTAAAACTCGTCCTTCAAAAACGTGAAAGTAAAGGCCTCTGCCGTATACAAACTCCGGCCCCGCAACCGCTCCTCCACGGCTCTATCGGACACCACCGCCACGCCTTGCCCGGCGCCAGCCATCACCACCACAGCTTGACCTCGCCGGCCCGAAGTAGCCAACCACATGGGGCGACCGGCGCATTTCTGCATGGCGTAGGGCGCTGCGCTACCAAACTCAAGTGTGGCGCCGTCATACCGCTCAAACACCGCGCTGGTGCCTGTATTGGTGTGCACTTCGGTGCCAATCGCTCCGGCGAGCCACAAATCACTGTTCACGGCAACCATAGATACCAACACGTCGGGGAGAGACTCCGCCGACTTAAAATCCAACGAGCTTTGGACCAAGGCATTGCCGGGGTCTGTCCACCCATACCGCTGTGAGTTTCTTTGGATGGCCACCGTTCGTTCGTTCACAACGGCAAAACGTCGGCCGGGCGGGAAATTTGGAGCTTCTTGGAGGGTCATACCATCCCAGATATACAGGTATGTGCCGTCGCAAACCTGCAGTTGGGTTAGGTTTTCGTCAAAAGTCACCACCCCCGCAGAACTGTTCAACGTTCCGATAGTAACTGCGCTGCCCTCTTTAGGCACCTGGTACAGCGTAGCGCCGCGTGCGGCGTAGAGCTTGTCTTTCCAATTAAATAGTCCGCGAATTTGAGCCATCAGCGATTCTCCCGCAGCCATCGATTGCTGTTGCCGATGCCGACGCGTGTGCTCGGCCACAGCCGGGCCCCGCCTGGGCCTGGTCTCCAGTCGTACCGCGGCACCGGGTCCCTCTGGTACCCCCGGCGCTTGAGCACGCCGTACGCGATGGCCTCCCAGTGGTAGCTGCCCTCTGGCCAGTTGATTGCACGCAGGGCCGCGACGTTGCACACCACGCCGTGGTGTGGGTGCCCCCGCTTGTCCAGCTTGCCGTGCACCGTTTCCGCGGCCCACCCGATGGTGTGCCCCTGGTCTGCCGCGCGCAGGGCTAGCGCGTGCATGGCCGGGACGAAGCCGAAGTCGAGCACATCATCACCCCCGTCCACGAAGCAGAACCACTCGCAGCGGCTGGAGTCGATGCACTCCAGCCGGCGCAGGTAGAGCGCCGCACAGGTCGGCTCGGCCAACGGCACGCACCGGAGCGTCGGCACCCCGGGCAGGGCCTGGGCGCCGACGGAAACGAAGTCGATCAAGGGTTCGGCCATGGCGCCACCGGTGGGGTGAAGTTTGCGGCTGAGGCGGATCCGCCGATGCTAGCGCGGCAGTCCTCCAGGTAGATTGCCGATCCAACCTGACGCATTTCCATGCGGTTTATTGGGTTCACCAGTTCAAGTAAACCCGTCGCCGCAGTCTGCGCCGACAACGTGCCGTCCACAAACAGAACTAGTGCCGTCCCTGTATATAGTAGTCTCAGGTGGACCCAGATATTGGTTGGAATTGGATCTGCACTAAATACCTCCACAGAGGTCGATCCGTCGTCAAACCTGGCAAGAGCATCAAACTCGTCATTGACGAGCAAATCAAACTCTGCAATAAGCGGGTAGGCGAAAGTGCCTACCGCCAACGAGGTGCGGTCGTTTACCGCAACAGAACCCGATTGCACGTAGAACCAACCGTCAATTTGCAACGTAGAAACAGCGCTGGTGCTGTAGTCATCCGGTATTTCCGGGTCAGTCTGTGGCGCGTCCCGACTCCAAGTTATGTCCCCTGTACCGCCGAGAAGGAATAGACCGAATACGGGGTACGGGAAAGTGGCCAACAACACCCAGTCGGTACTGTCCGACGTCCATGTGGCCCCTGTCTGGTCCAGTGCGCTGGTAGGCCCACCGATGAACTCAGCGATCCCCTCTGCCGTTGCCGTCTCCGTCATGTGGAATAGGAACAGCACAATTTCAGTCGCCGCAAACGGTTCCACCTCCACCAGCCCGGGGAAATCCTTGAAAACCCAGGATGTGCGTTCGTTGCCGGGTTCGATCGGCACCGGGTACATGCCGATGGTGCGCTGGACGCTGGCCGGCTTGCTGACCAGCGGGTAGGTGGGGCCAACGAACGAGATTTTCATGGTCAGAAGTAGTCGGCGGTGGGTGCTGGGGTGTCTGTGACCTGGGCGCCGGCAGCGAGGATATCCGACTCCCAGGTGTCTCGATCACCACGCCAGCGGTTGATGCGCAACTCGTCCACGTCAAACTCATCGGCCAGGTCCAACGCCACCAGGTTTGCGAATGAACCCATGGCGTCTGATCGCATGTCCAGCGCTTCGGCGTCTGACGAGTCCGCCCCGTGCTGCTGGTATGTCAGCTTGAGGGTGTATCCGGTGTCTGGGACCGGATAGAGGTACATGGTCGCCCCATCAAAGAACACCATACACGGTTGTCCGGCCCTGGCCTTATCTGGGATATCCTGATATGTGCGGTGGTCGATGATCTTCACTGGCTCATCTTGATCGCCAACCCGAACGTGCACCGTGGTGGCGTAAAGGAAACCAACATTGATCAAGTCAACCGTCGGGTCCCCACTCGTCAAAACGACGTCGGCCGCAGCACCGGATGTGGAGAACCACAGGGTGTTGCGGCCGTGAAGCTGTTTCAGCCGAAGGTCTATGCCTTCGTTGATGACTGCCCGGCGCTCCGGGTGGAGGCTATTTCCCGCGGCTTTGATTCCCAGCCGCCTTGCCACCTTGTCCCGGAGCTGCCGGCGGTTGAGAGTAAACAGGTACGTTGCCATTGGGGCCTCCGATTGCAGCCCCCATTGTGCCGTCTTCGGGCATCTTCAGGAAATGGCCGTTCCCCTTGAGCTTGCCGGCCAATTTCGGGTGCTCCTTTTCGTCCACGTCAACTGGAATGTGCTGGGGAAACTCCACCCCATACATGGCCACCTTCGGGTGGTCTCCGGTGTACATCACTTTCATAGATTCTCTCCAGTTACTTGCAGGGCTCAGGGGACGTAGTAGAACGCCACCATCGTCATGAGGCCGGTACCCCCAGCGTTGGCGTCAGCGTTGAACAGCAGTTGCAGCGTGGTGCGCTTCGTGAAGCTGACCACACCTTCGGTCAGCAGCCGGCCCTGGAACGGCACCAGGATCCCCGCAACGGGCTTGAAGTCCAGCACCACATCGCCGGTGATGATGCCCAGGTTCCCGAAGCCGTCGGGGTCTGCGGCATCGAACGTGCCGGTGCCGCCGTTGGCTGCCCAGCCGATGTCGAAATCGAGCGCCTCCGTGCCGGTGTCGATATCGGCGCCGTAGACGTACCCGGCCACAACAACAGCATTGGGCGGGAGGCGGACCATGCTGACCGTCAGGGCAGCCGCCAACGTCACGTCGGTGTCGAACGTAACGGACTCGTGGGCGACCGTCAGGGCGCCTTGCCCGGCCTTGAGAACCGGGCTGGTGGACCGAGCGGCCACCGCAGTGAAAGAGGTTGCCATTTGAGGCTCCTGGGGTAGTCGTGCGGTTGATTAGGCGTCGGCGACGGAAGCGACGTACAGCGTCGCTACGCCGTTGTCTTTCAGGTCGTCAGTGTCCGCCTCGCCTGAACCGAACAGAAGCTTTTCGATTCCTCGGATTTCGCGGCCGCCGACGCCGTTCTTGAACGCGTAGTCCGACGCCTGGGTGGTGGATTTGAATCGCTTGGCATAGCCAATGCCGACAGCCTGGGCGCCGCAAAGGAACACCTGAGACACGTCAATGGCGCCCGCCCCCACCCCTGTGATCACCGGGATTTCCGGAATCTCACGGATGATCATCCCGTCGAGAATGAGCGAATCCCCGGTGAACAGCGGGTTTTCGTAGACGTCCCGCGGCCGGGCCTCGCGGTTCACCTGCTTCATTTCCGTGCTTTGGGAGAAGTCCCGGAACGGCAGTGTGCCCGCAAAGACAACGTACCACTCCTGATCGCCCTTGGTCTTCATTGGGCGGATCTTTGGGTTGGCCGTCTGGGCGCGACGCTTCATCAGCCGGAGCGTGTCTGGCGTCAGCTTGTCGGCCGTGTTGTCGATGTTCGCCAAAGAAGCGCTGTGGTCATTGCTGGAGTTGTTGGACAACGCCGCACCGAACAGCACCCGATCGGCGTTGTCAACCAACCAGGCATCTTTCTGCGCTTCGCTGGCGTCCGCGTAGAACACCCGATTGATGGACTGGAGGGCGCGGATGATGTGGTCGCGTTCCTTCTCCATGAACCAATGCTTGAGCATCGTCTTGCCTGCGTTGCGCAAGTCGATGGCCGACTTCTGTTCGTCCCATTCGGTGACGGCCACAGCGTGTCGCAGCGGGCGGACAGTCAGGTAGTGAGACCGGCTGCCCAGTTCTTCTTCGAAGCCTTCCAGGGCCTCGTTGTCCTGCCGGCCGTCGCCTTGCAGTCGGTTCACCAGGGCGAACGTGAGACGGTCGCCCTTCTTGTATGTCAAGGTCTCCTTGACTTGAATGAGCGCGTTCTCGTCTTCGCCCTTGTACCTGGTGAATCGCGATTCGCGGACGTACTCTTCGAAAAACTGGTCATCCCATTGCTGGGGGGTGAGGCCTGTGGCGGCGGTGGTATCAGCCATGATTGATCAAGGTTTCCATTTCAGGATTTCGGACAGTGGCTTTGGCCCGGTCCACGCGGCGGATGCACCGCTTTGGAACTGGCCATTTGCGCCACGGCTGTTGGTGAGAGTCACCGGGAGTGGCGGGGGAGGAACGGCACCCGGCACTCCACCACCCGAGAGTGGTGGGAGTGCTGGTGCCGGCGAGGGGGTGGCTTTCTTGAGTTTGTCCTCCAGAATTCCCAATTGCCGATCGATTGCACGAGAAGAGCCCAATTGCGCGATTCTTGCCGCTTCTGCAGGATTCTTTCCAAGGTAATAGGCCACCTCGAATGTAGATTCTTTCAGATCCAGCAAACCTTCGTGCAGGTCAGGCGACAACTGCAGAAACGGCGCCAACCCCGTATTCACTGTGGCGTCATAGTCCGGGTACTTTTGGAGCCCAGCCATGCGCGCCTGTGTCGCGGTGTTCTCCAACTCACTCACCCGGTTTGAGTGCGCCTGTTGGAGTCGCGTTTGTTCCTGCCGACGTTCATTCTCTCGTTGATGCTGTTGGAAAGTCTCCGAAACCGTCTCGCGGGCGAGCCATGCCATGTAGTCCACTTGGAACTCCATGTCACTGGCGTACTGGTCCCGGCGAGGCTGTTGGGGTGCCTGTGCGGGCGGGGCGGCAGGCGGCGTGTTCCCCCGGCCACTCTGGGCCAGGGCCTGCGCCGCAATCTGTTCCGCACGCTGGCGACCCAACCGCTCGGCTTGAAGAGCTGCAATCAGCCCTGCGTTTCGATTGGCATCCGGGTCAACCGGAGGTGGCGCTGGGTTTGGGGCCGGCGGCACCCCCGTTACGCCCGGATCGCCACCCGACAGTTCTTCACCTGACGCCGGAGGCGGGTTGTTTCCCAGAATATCGCCCAAACTCTTTTGACCGTCCATTTGCTACCTCTAAGACGCCCGAAACCCGGCGGCGGTTGCGCCCGAAACCCGGCGGCGGTTACCTACGATGGTACTACTTCTTGCGGCTGGCTGGCCGCGCTCACGGCTGCCGCGAGTTGTTGTTGTTCTCCGATCAACTTCTGCTGCTCCAACCTCAACTCCGCGGTAATCGCCCTCTTTTCCATTTCAAACAGCTTGCGATCTGCCTCCAACTGCGCTTGTTGGGTTTTGATGTCATTCATCTGCACTTGCTCTGTCAACTGCTGCATCTGCTCTTGCATCTGAACGACTTCAGGCGGCGGCCCTTTCTTGTCCTCACCTCTGAGCTTACGAAGGATCTTGTCTTTCCCCCGGAGTGACGAGGCCTCCACAAGGGCTTCGAACAGAACGGGCGGCATTGCACCCGCGTTGGGGGCAATCTCAGCCAGACGGTCGAACTGCTCCCCCTGCAGAGATGCACTCGCGGGTTGCTCACCCATTCGGATGTCAACGTCCAGTTCCCCGACGTTATTCCGCAACCCTACAACCTGCTGCATTTCTGGGTCATTTTGGGCTTGCTCCTCAGCCATCGCCAAATCTTCTGGGCTCACATCGGGTTGTTGCTTGAATTGCTCCAACAGCTTCTCCCCCAACGTCATTGGCACGTTCAACCCAACAAACCGAATGTTCTCCTCGTCCTCTGTCACTCGGATCCACTTCTCAGCAGTCCAGAATTGCCGAATTCGATTCCACAGCTTTCGGTAAACCTCCAGCTTGAATGCTTCCCAGGTGGAAAAACATGGGCCTACTTCATTCAACCCTTGTTCACTGCGTTGCTCCAGTGCCCGGCCACTCATCACACGGCGCTCGGTGCCAGCGAGCGCCGCATTGACCCCTACTGAGTCAATTTCGGCTTTCGCTTCACTGCCAAGTCGTTGGTGTGCATCCGCCAGTTCCAGGTTATCTAGCATTTCGATCTTCTTACCTGGCCGAGTCTCTACCACTCCATTCGGGTCGGCCAACTCTCTTTTCATCTTGTTGATGTCTTCTACCGTACCGCGCTCCATTTGCACGCGATTGGAATTCAACAAGTGCATGGCTTTGCTTCGCCGCTTGTTAATTTCGTCCTGAACGCTCATCCAAGCTTTCACCATGCCATATCGATTGCCCTCTTTATCGACGAAGCACGATGAGAACACGAATCCAGGTTCGGTCACCTGGTCCTCATTGATCCAGGGGGACTCGATCACTTCTAGGATAGCGGATCGCGTGAACTGCGCGAAGTACCATGTATCCCCCTCTTTGAAATAGCATTCGGCAACCCGGATACGCTTCCTTTTCGGGTCACTCCACTTCGTGCGGGGCGTATCGTCGTATGTATCCTGCCCGTACCACTCTTCGCCTGAGTTTTCTAGGATATCCGCTCGGTTCGGCCATTTCAGCTTGGCTTGCTTCAGGTCCATCCACAGAAACTGGCCCCTCACCAGTGAGTCAGACCAGTCCGGGTTTCGCGAATGGACGTCACCCCACATCCGATCCCATGATATCCACTTGATGTAGATGCATGGCTCCCCATCCGGTTTCTTCTCCACCGAAATATCAACCCCACCAGCACCTTCGATGATGTGGTTGAGAAACACCCAGCCGCACAACTGGTCCCAAGCGTTGGAGTCCAGCACGTACTTCAGGGCATCTGACGCGGCACCGGCCGACTGGTCATCACTGGGGGTGTTGCGTGGGAACGCCCGAGGCTCAGCCCGCCGGCTGGACTCCAGGCCCCGCAGCGAATTGATTTTCGGCGCGATGCGGTTGTAGGTGACCACAGGTTGCCGGCGAGATTTCAGCCTCGCAACCTCCTCCTCGGTCCACTGCTTTGAGTCGTAGTAGTCGCGTTCTCGTTCGCGTTGGCTGCGTTCCGGCCGGGTGGTTTGCTCCCACTCCTCGAAATAGTCAACCAATTGCGTGAGTAGCTCTTGCTCGGTCATGTGGGTATCTCCTGGCATCCGGCATCATACCGTCCGCCAACTATCCTCGCCGTCGTCTGCATCCTCAAACGCCTTGTCCCAGCGATCCTGGGGTTTCGCGTCCGCGGTAACCGGCACGATTGCCTCGTGACCCATGTCGATCGCCCGACCCATGATCCCCGAGGCGTCGGTGAAATCCTTCCCGCCGGCCGGAAACTTACACAGCTCGTTGATTGCCCGGTCGCCCTCCGGTCCCTCCCGGACGAACACCTTGCCCATGCTGGCCATGGCTTGGAACGATTGCGCCTTCGCCTCTTTGTCACTTCCGTGCGGTGTGATCGGCTCTATCCGAACGAACGTGTTCTTTTCGATCATCATCCGGGTCACGAACCCCTTCACGGATTTCCAGTTGTTGTCATCCTCCGGGAACCACGCAAACGGGTCCTTGTCCTTGACCCGTGGGATGATCCAGTCCGCAAAAATGTCCATCGTGCACCGGCCTAGGATGTACTCATCCAGGTAGATAGCGCTTTTGCTGTCCTCGTACCAGAACTGGCCGCAGTTCTGGTCATTTCCCTCTGTCCCAGCGGGAGCGTGGTCAGTCACCAGGTATGGGTGACAATACTTCGGCAAGTCCCTGAATCGACGGAACCACTCCCGCTTGAAGAAATCCCCCTCCAAACTGTTCGGCAGTTGCTGAAACAGCGACGCCCAGGTGCGCGGCTTTGCTTGGTACTGGGCCCAGTGGCGCTCGGTGAACCACTCCGGCCACAGATACTCCCCGCGCTTGCGCCCCAGCGGGTCATCGTCCACGTCGCACATGGCCTGCAGGCAGATCACGTGCCACACCTGGCCATCGCGGCATAGGATATCCCCCGACTGCCCCGCCCACCCCTTCGGCAGGATGTTCCCGGCCAGGTCATCTTCCGCCCACCGCGTCTGGATTAGCAGCACCCAAGCTCCGGGGGTCAAACGGGTACTCAGCGAATCGTCGTATTCGTTCTGAACGCTCTTTTTCACCGTATCTGAATCGGCCTCTTCGCGGTTCTTGTACGGATCGTCGATCACCAACCCACCAGCCCGGTTCCCGGTGACGCCCGACAAAATCCCCCGGCTCATGTATTCGCTGCCGTTGGTGAGCGCGAACTCATCCGAAGCACGGCTGTCGTTTGTCAAACGTACGTCAAACGTCTCTCGATGGCGTTCGTCCTGAATGAGCTGTTTCGTGCGGCGGCCGTGCTTGCGAGCCAAATCATCCCCGTAGCTGGTCAGGATCAACCGCCGGTTTGGCTTGGCGCTCAACCACCACGCGGGGCCAACCACACTGGCATATGTGCTCTTTGCGGAGCCGGGGGGCATTAGGACCATCAACCGGCCGTAGGGGGTCTCCGTCATCTTCTGGAAAGCCCGGAGAAGCAGGACGTGGTGGGACCCCAGAACCGTTTCGATTGGAGCAAACGCCGTGTCCATGTCCATATCGTCAGCCCAGCTTGCGTGCGCGGGCCGCCCCGGGACAGGCACGCTTTGGGCATATCGAACCAGGTCCCTTTGCATTTCCTCGCGAAGGATGATCTCCTTTGCGGCTTGTGAAGGTGTGGTCATCGCTGAAAGTGGTCGTTCAGACTGGGCAAAAACGCAAAGTGGTCGTTCAGCGTACGGGAGGGGGCCCCAAGTTTCATGGGACCCAATTCCCTGGCACACGCACGGGGGTGGGGGAGGGGGTCGCACTTTCAGCCAACAAACGAGCCGGTTCGCTGCTAGAAGTCAGTGAGTGCTCACGTACAACCGTCGCATCCTCTACGTCAGTGAGTGCTAGCTGCGCTATACGCTGCAATTCATGCGTTGGGAGCTTGCGAGCCGGCATCTGTTGGCCCGTCTGCACGTTGACGCCCACTTGAACGCCGACCTCCGCAGCGCGGCGTGTTTCGAATCGCACTGGATCGCGAATGGTTGCGCACCGCCACGCGGCTTGCGCTTGTTCCTTCGCTAGGCTGACCACAGCGCCCGCAATCGTCGGATTGGCCTTGGCTAGCTCGAACGCATCCTTTAGCACTCGCCGCGCTTCTATTTCCCACCATTCGGCACCGTCGATTCGGGCATCACGTATGCGGGCGGAGCGTTGCGCGCTCTTTGCGCCCCAATCCCTTAGCGACCCAATCGACATGTCCAAGCGTCGCGCTATCTCGTGCAGCGAATCACCCTGTTCGAGCCACGTGCAGATGATCTCCACACCCAGCGCGTCTAAAAGCTCTAATTTGCTCATTGCACGATCATAAGCACCGTGGATTGCCCCCCAGGACCCCGGGATCCCCCCAGGACGTCCCGGGGTCCCGGCGACCGTTGATTTATAAGGCTTTTTTACTACTTTATTTTTAATGCCAGTATATATCACATATTAGCCCCTACCTCCTATCTATGTACAACCAGCCCCGTACAACCAGCCCCGTACAACCAGCCCCGTACAACCAGCCACCCATGTGGCCGCCAGCCGGTTAAGTGGCCGCGCTGGTTTTTTCCGTTGTTACGTGGAAAAATCCTTATAAATCAACGGCAATCAGGACCCCCGAATGTCCTGGGGTGTCCCGGGGGTCCGGGGGTGTGTTACACATGAATGGTGCTGTTTGACCCTCAAATGGCCCGGTTCGTGCTGGTGTCACACAG